GGTTGCCAATACGCAACTTTTGCGCGCTTATAGCCTTACTTTAAGGGGTAACAAGTAACAAATAACTACCGTCAAACAGGAGTTTAGAAGTTGCCATTTTTGCCAAATATCTTCACCGGAAAATTTTGGAGACTAGTAATCAATTTTTGTGCAGGGAAACGAACCGAAGAAAAACTAGGAAAAGTAGATTGCGTGTTACTCGCGCAGGCTTAAACGACAGCTAGTGACATTATGGAACTGATTGTAACGACAGATGACTTGACCAAGTTCTTTGAGGTGAGCCGAAAAACTGTATCGCAATGGCACAAGGCCGGTTGTCCACAAGTAAAGCGAGGGCGATGGAACTTGAAAGAGGTTTTTGACTGGTGGTTTGAGAACATCGCTGCGGATAGAGTTGAACAGAACTCCGGTGACGAATCTCTTAATGAAGCGAAACGGCTCACGCAGTGGGAAAAGTACCGCAACGAGAAGATGAAAAATGAACAGCTATCAGGAGAACTGATCAGCAAGGAAGAAGTTTATAAGGAATGGTCAAATCGGATGCTGGAGTTTAAAAACGCTTGCTTTAATTTGGAGACTGCTTTGCCTCCGCTTTTGGAGGGCAAGACACAATCCGAGATGCGCAAGATTATATATGATTTTGTTTGGGGTATGTTTGACCGAGTGACTAGAAGGGGAAAGTTTTGTCCGGCGCAGAAGAAGCAGAGCAAGTCTAAGCAAACAGGCAAAAAGACCAAATCCGGGAGCAACAAGAAATGATCTGGTCAGAACAGGAAGTATTGGCAGCCAAACCCAAGGAAAAACTCACGGTAACACAATGGGCCGAAAAGAAAAGGGTACTTACTAATGCTGCAGTCCGAGGACCCTACCAATCCAGTATGGTACCGTTTTTGATACCGATAATGGATGCTGTAAATGATCCCCAGGTTGAAACAATAGTGCTCTGTAAATCTGCACAGATTGGCGGTACAGACGCAATGTTGAATATCCTGGGGTTTTTCATAGATCAGGACCCGTCCAGCATTATGCTTGTTTTGGCTGACGAGGACACGGCAATCAAAGAAATGTCCCGTCAGCGAATCCAGCCTATGTTTAAAGACTCCCCGGAATTGCAACATTTACCTGACAAGGACTACTGGATTAAAGATGATCTTAGTTTTGTAAATGGTGCGAGGCTGACCCTGGGATGGGCTAGTTCCGTTGCTCGTTTGGCCTCTAGGCCTTTCCGAATCGTGTGCTGTGACGAGATAGACAAGGATGGATACAGCGTAACTACAAACGAGGGTGATGCAATTGGGCTCGCACGTGAGCGCACAAACACTTTTGCTAATCGTTTAATAATGCTTCTTAGCACTCCAACCCTGGATACAGGCCGGATTAACAAAGAGCTTAATAGTTGCGACATAATCTATGACTGGCACGTTCCCTGCCCTCACTGCGGACAATTCCAACCCTTGCGCTGGTCTTTGCAGTATGCGTCCGGACTTGTTGATGGTCAGTACCGGGCAGAGGATGGCACCTATCACGACATTGGCGGCGTTGTCTGGGACGGTGGCCGGGGAGCTACCCGCGAACAGATCGAGGAAGCCCGGTATCAGTGTGGTGAGTGTGGTTGCCTGTGGACAACCGTTGAGAAAAACCAGGCAGTACAACAAGGCAAGATGGTTCCCAGGTCAGAGCCCAACGGCAAGGAACGCAAGGTGGGATTCCATGTTAACCGGATATATTCACTCTTTCCTGGTGGCAGACTGGAGAATCTTGTCAGCGAATGGGTGGAAGCCATTAATTCCGGCGACTACCAACAGATCCAAGGTTTTTGTAACAGTTCCCTGGCCGAACCCTGGAAACAGGTCACAGTTGAAGCAAGCGAATCGGCAATACTCAAAGCAAGGGTGGACTTGCCGCCGCAGACCGTGCCTGATGATGCGGTTGCATTGACCGCGGGAATCGACAATCAGAAGTATGGCTTTTGGTACGTTGTCCGGGCCTGGGCGCAGGATTTTACAAGTTGGCTTATTGACTATGGGTTTCTGGCTGCCTGGGAGGATGTGGAGGAATTGTTGTTCAATACTGCGTATCCAAGTCAATCTAATGATAGGACATATCCCATTTGGAGGGCAGGCATTGACACAGGTGGCGGCCAGTTCGAGGAAGGCATGTCAATGACCGAGGAAGTGTATTGGTGGATCAGGCAAAACGGAGTTGGTAGGGGCTGCCGTGTGTGGGCGACTAAAGGGTCAAGTACAGCATTGACCGGCAAGATCAAGGCCGGTTCTCCGCTTGATAGGGCTCCCAGTGGCAAACCTATTCCGGGTGGGTTGCAGATCATTTCCCTGGATACGGATAAGCTTAAAGACTTGTATCACTATCGGCTGTATCAAGCCACCGAAACCGGGATGCCGCAGTCCGCTTATCTACATGGCGAAGTTGGGGAAGATTATGCTAAGCAGATTCGGGCCGAAGAAAAACAGATTGATCGCAAGGGCAACGAGCAGTGGGTACAGGTAGGACAAGACAACCACTTGTTGGACTGTGAGGTTATAGCACACGCGCTTGTTGATCCGGAATGGCCTGGTGGTGGGTTGCAGTTGTACAGGAAGCCCAAAAATCAAAATAACAAAAATAACAATAAACAATCAGTTAATCCATATACTCAAGGCACAAACCCTTTTGCGAGGTAATATGCAAGAGACACAAAAGAAACTAGCAGATAGTATCAGACAGGCTGAAAACGGTATTGACTATTTTGCAAAAAGTGGCGCGTTTTGTCCGTGGTGCGGGGAGAAACTAAAAGTTACAGATACAAAACCTTGGTGCGGAGATTCGCGAATAAGATACCAGAAGTGCATCAATATAAAGTGTCCTCTGTCCACGATTGACAAGACAATAAAGTCCATCCAAAGCCTTTAGTTTTATGTGACGTGTCGTAATTTGCGACATGTCACATTGCATCTTCCTATGTAGGGGCTATAATGCCTCCATGTCTACATTATCAGAATTACAAGAAGAACTTGCCGAAGTTAACGCTGCAATCAAAAGGATCAGAAACGCTGGTCAATCCGCTTCGGATGCTTCTGGGCGCAGTCAAGAACAGGCCAAATACTATCGCTTGTTGGAAGACAAGGAAAGATTAGAACGTAGAATACAAATAGTAAAAAATAATGGCCGGGTTCCCGGTTCCGGCGTTATCTTTGGAGGCAATTAATTTGAGCAAATTGTATGATCGTTGGACTAGTTTTTGTGCTTCAATAATTGGCTCTGTAGCTCCCAGGGCGGCAATGCAATATGTACGCTCAAGGAAAGCGCTGGCGACTTATTCTGCTGCTACCAAGTCAGGACCGAATCAAGCATGGTTGCCCTCCAACAAATCCGCAGATGAAATTATAAAAACTGATCATCATTTAATCAGGGCTAGATCTAGGGCATTGGTCAGGGATTCCAGCCATGTATCAGGCGCACTCCGAAAAATAAATAACAATGTTATATATAAAGGTTTTTCTCCCCAGGTCAAATACAGAGGTCGAGACGGCAATTTGAGAGTTAGTGTTAATAGAAGGGCAGAGAATGTGTTTAAGCGGTGGGAAAAAGCAGTAAATTTTCGAGAAAAAGAAAATCTTACCTTGCGGCATTTGTGGCAAGACGGAGAAATATTTGTCCACTATTTTTATGACGATGATCTACTGGAAAATGGGGAAATACCTCTAAATATAGAACTGCTTGAGTGTGACCATTTGGACACTTCCCGGACAGGGCCGAATGGGAATAACGTTATTAAACAAGGAATTGAGTACAACCCCAAAGGCGAATCGGTTGCTTATTGGCTTTTTCCCGAACATCCAGGTGATGCGACTTGGTTAAGTTGGAGCGGGTCAAGGCGATATCCTGCAGAAGTTATGGATCATTTATTCGTGCGGGAACGTGCCTCCCAAAACAGAGGGGTTCCCTGGCTTACTGCTTTGATTATGGAAATGCGGGATTTTTCCGAGTATCAACAAGCTGAACGAATAGCCGCAAGATTGGCTGCAGCTTTTGGTATTTTTGTGACAACTCCAGACCCTGAACAGTATAGCGGAGATTTTTCACCAATAGGTGGAGATGGAGCTCAACAGACTGCCGAAGGTCTGCCGGACTACTTGGAACCTGGAAAAATACAGCCTTTGCCTCCGGGTATGGATATTAAGCAAGCTTCTAATGAAAGGCCAGGCAGTACCTATGAGCCTTTTACTAAGAATGTACTTAGAGGAGCTTCGACAGGGGTAGGAATGAGCTATGAAGCTTACTCCAATGATTATACAGACGCAAGTTATGCAAGTGCAAGATCCGCTTCTTTGGAAGAAAGGCGAGGATACCAAGTTCAGCAAAGATTGATGATTAGACTGTTTCATCAAAAAGCTTGGGATCATTTGTGGAAAATGAACAGGTTGGCACGTGTAGAGGCACTACCGGAAAATATGTCTGTTGTTTGGCAGACACCGGGATGGCCCTGGGTAGATCCTGACAAGGACAGCAAGGCTGCGGAAAGAGATATTAAAAATGGTCTCAATTCCAGACATAAGGTTTGCATGGAGCGCGGCACTGATTATGAAGAAGTAATTGAGGATCTACAACAGGAAGAAAAAGACGGCTTTCCGATTAACGACAAAGTAGAGGCTGAAAATGCCACTGCCAACTCCGAGTGAAAATGAATCCTATGAGGAGTTTATTCAAAGGTGAATGGGCGATGATGTAATGATTCGGGAGTTTCCCGATGAAGAAGATCGCTGGGCAGTATGTGAAAGTCAATGGCAAGAAGGAGAAAATATGAAAATTAAAGGCGAAAACAAGAGGTTCGCAAAATTAAGACCCGCGGAAAAAGGGCAAGATGTGAATTTTCGTGTTGCGGCTGCGAATGAGCAGGAGGCCAATGTATATCTTTATGATGTTATAGGGTTCCCTTTTATAGAAGCCCAGGATTTGCTTTACCAGGTTCCGCAAAATACGAAAAAAATCAATGTGTATATAAACAGCCCTGGGGGTGATGTTTTTGAGGGAATGGCAATATTCAATTTCTTTAAAAGCCATCAAGCGGAAGTAAGCGTCCGTGTGGATGCTTTGGCTGCATCTTCTGCTTCCTTGATAGCTGTTTCCGGTGATTCGATAGATATGGCCGATGCTTCGTTTATGATGATTCACAATCCTTGGAGCATGATGGCCGGAGATGCGGAAGAACTTAGGAAGGAAGCAGAGCTTTTGGATAAAATCAGCAACGTTTTTGCCGATGCTTACGTTGCCAAGTCCGGGAAAGATAAAAACGAAATATTGAAACTTATGCAGGCAGAGACTTGGTTTACTCCGCAGGAGGCTACCAACTATGGATTGATAGATACGGTGAGCGGAACAAGCGTAAATGCAAGCCTGGACAGGTTTGATATGTCTATTTTTGAAAATGCACCGGAAACAGTAAGAAATGCAGCTTATATATATAACCAAAACAATATGGAGGTAACAAATATGCCTAAGAATTTGAGAGCATTGTTGGAAAGATTGGGGTTGTCCAAAGAGGCTACCGACAAAGATGCGTGGGACTTTTTGGCCAGCGTGGATTTGAATAATGTGGAATCCAAGGAGGAACGCGAGCAAATACAGGCCGCTTTGGACCAGAAGACTGCACCGGAAAACAATGATCTTGGAAATACCGGTGACAAAGATCCGGGACAGATAGCCAGGGATGCAATCAAGGCCGAGCGGGAAAGGGCCGACAATATCAAGAAAGATGTTGAAATTGCCGGTTTGGACCAGGGATTTGCGGAAACCTTGATAAAGGATGATTGTAGCGAAGACCAGGCAAGACAACGCATTCTTGCCAAGATGAAAGAAAGCAATCCTCCGGTGGGTGCTGGCAGAATACAAATGGGCAGAGATGACCAGGAAAAATTCAGGTCAGCGGTGGTTGATGGTCTGGCTCACCGTATTGGTGTTCGGAATGAGCAACCTGCAGAAGGGTTTGAATCTTTCAAGGCAGCTTCGATTGAAAATATTGCTCGGCAATGCCTGGAAAGGAACGGCACGGACACCAGGGCTTTGACATCCAGGGATCAAGTGGCAAGGGAAGTATTGAGACAATCTGCATCTGGTGGATTTTCTACTGATGACTTTTCTTCCATATTCCTGGATGTTGCCAACAAGGCTTTGATGAAAGCATATCAAGAAGCTCCTGCTACTTGGAGACCCTGGGTGAATGTAGTAAGCGCAAGTGACTTCAAAACTATTTACGGAGTCAGCTTGAGCGAGGCACCGGATCTGGAATTGGTCAACGAGCATGGTGAATATAAATCCGGGGAAATGAGCGACAGGCAGGAATCCTACAGTGTTGGCAGTTATGGAAAGATTGTATATCTGACTCGGCAAATGATCGTAAATGATGATCTTAGGGCTTTTGCTAGACTGCCTCAATTGATGGGTGCAGCGGCCAGGCGGAAAGAGGCCGACCTTGTATATGGTAAGCTGACAAGCAACCCGACCATGAGCGATAGTAACGCATTGTTTTCTTCGGCACATAACAATCTGGAAGGNTCGGACTTGAGCCATGTANACACTGCGGCACTGCAATCAGCAAGGGCAGCCATGCGGAAACAGACCGGTCCCAATGGTGCAATCTTGGATCTGCAGCCCAACTTTTTGCTCGTTCCGGTAGCCCAAGAAACTGATGCCGAGGTATTGCTCAGATCAACTGCACTTCCCCAGGACCAAAAGTCCAGCGGCGTTTATAATCCTTGGGCCAATAGGTTGACCCCGATTGCTGAACCCAGGCTGGACAATGACAGCACCGACAGTTGGTACCTGGTAGCAGACCCGAACCAGGTGGACACCATCGAAGTTGCATACCTTGATGGCAGGGAAGCTCCTTACACCGAACAAGAGACCATGTTTGAGCGGGATGCTATCGGATACAAAGTAAGGCATGACCTGGGCGTTGGTGTAATGGATTGGCGCGGATTCTTCAAGAACCCCGGTGCATAAACAATAACTGAATAGGCCGGGCTTAATGGTCCGGCCAAAACAAATAAAAATTTATGGAGGTATAGTAGTATGGCTACCAATAAAATATTGCCGAGTGCAGACCATGTAGAAGTCAACTTTTCCGGTGCTGTTGCTGGAAATCCGGTTGCTGTAGGTTCCTTAACCGGTGTGGCTTTGACTGATTCCAATAGTGATGACGAAGTGATGATTGATAGAACCGGATCTTATGAGTTGACCGTCGACGCTTCGGACGATGCTGGCAGCAATGCAGTGAATGAAGGAGACGAGATTTATTATGATTCTGCCGCCAGTCCGGTGTTGAACAAAGACAGCACAAACGGAGTGTTGTTTGGATATGCGGGTAAGGGTGCCAGCATAAGTGGCGGTTCAAGTGCTGCTATTGAAGTTGTCCTGAAGTAAACCCCCCACTCCCTAACAAGCCCGGTCACGGTCCCCGGGCCGGGCTAAAAATATACCGGAGAAAAATGCGATGGCTGATCAGATGCAAAATGGTATAGATAAATCGACACTGAAAGATCAAGATCAAGATAGCAAACTTAATATAATGATTGATTATTTATTTGCAATAGATGAGCGCACACGAAGCATTGAGGACAACAGGCAAGATGATGTGGATAATCGCAAAGAACACTGCAAGAAACGGTATGAAAAGTGTGATAATAGATTTAAAAAAATAGAAAGGCTTTATTACGGAGTTATCGCTATATTGCTGGTTGCAAATGTTGCTGTGCCACCGGTGGTTTTAACGGTTTGGGGTTAATATGATCAACTGGGCCAAAATCCCGGATTTTCAACCACACGAGTTTCCGGAAGATCCGAATAAACACGCAGATCCGCAGCTTATGTATAGCTTGCAGGACTATCGGTATTTGCTCGGCAGGGCGTTTTTCCCTTCTCCGGTACCAGGTGCCTTGGCTCGTGATGATAAAAGCAGCGAACATTTCAGCAATGATAAATTTAAATCAAGGGCAATAGATGGCTTCCCCAAGGGTTGCCCTGCAGACGCATGGCAGATTGCATTGTCTAGCCAGCTATGGGGCGGGATAGGTCTTTATTTGGATACACACTATCAAGGCAAAAAGTGGGTAATGTTACACCTGGACCTAAGACCTCTTGGACACAACCACGCAAATAATACCGTTTTGCTCTGGATCAGAGATAAAAATGGTAAGTATGTATACCCGCAATATGAGAAGCGGGGGATGAAGTATTTGTTTAAAACATTGAAGAAAATAGCGGAGGTATAAATGGCCGCGAGTTTAATATTGGATGCAGTAAAAGGGCTTGTTGAAGTAGCTCCCGATGTAGCTGGGTGGATTGCTGGAGACGATGCGGAAAAATCCGCAGAGAAAGTGGCTGATATGGCCAAAACGATAACCGGGCAGGATGATCCACAGAAAGCCGTTGATGCGATCAAGCAGGATCCGGAGCAGGCCAGGAAGTTCCAGGAGGCAATGCAGTCTTTCAGAGTAAAGATGCAGCAGGAAGTTACCAAACGCCAGGAAACAGTCAACAAAACGATGCGAGCAGAGGCAAAAAGTGAGAGCTGGCCGCAGTATTCCTGGAGGCCGTTCAACGGTTTTATGTTTGGAATAACACTATTTGGTATACATTTTGTCTTGCCACTGCTTAAAGTGGAAGTCCAACCCATTAACCCTACAGTCTTATCATTATGGGCCGGAGTTCTCGGTGTCGTAGGGTATCAGCGCGGCAAGGAAAAGCGTGCAAAGCTTGGTGATCTTAACTCCGAGGGTTTGATGGAGCGAGTCGCCAAGGTAGTAAAGGGGAAATAAGTTCAGTTATGCAAAAGCTCAAACAATACATTTTGAACTGGCTAATCTTGTTCGACCTTGCAGGCAATACAGCCTTAGGCGGCGACCCGCAGGAAACAATATCAAGCAGACTCGGCAAGGCGGCAAGCCGTGGCAATTATATTGCTTACTATGTTTGCAGATGCCTGTCCTGGTTTGATGAAGCTCATTGCAGGGGAGCAAAAGATCCGCATGAAGGTAGTCGTGCAATATGGAGGTGGTGATGGCACTTAATAGGGTACGAGCAAATGTACGATACACAAAGTCAAGTGGTATGGCGGCTTGGAGCCGCGACCAGATGG